TGCCATTCAAGCCTGTGGTTTCACCCCCACAGATTACGCCAGGCACTGGCGTGGGGCAGCATGCCTACCCCAATGCAACGTAGTTGGCTGCATAGTACTCGCAGTCGACGGGTGGTGGGATAATAAGAGCCAAAGAAGCCATATCACCCGACCGTATAGCCTGCTCAGCCAAGAGCTGAGCAGCTTCCGAGATGCCGTACATCTTAGAGAAAAGAGCACGGGTTTCGGCCGTCGGTGCGTACTGCACAACCGATTGACAATCACGCGGACAATCCAGAAGCTCATGATACCCGTCATAAGCAAAACGAGGCGCTACGTGATTGGTACGTTTCAATCCCTCATGGGCCAGAACAGCAATGATGGGACAGTGGGGCGTTTCATTCAAAGCACTCAAACACTTAGCGCGTAAGAGTTGGTCCATAATAACATCCCCAGCATTCAAGTAACTTTGTGTCCAACCAAACCCCATGAAAAATTTGATTGGGTCGCGTAACACCTGCCCAGAAGACGCAAAGACCAAACCACAAAAGCTTGCCTCCCGAGGGTCAGCAAACTCGTTGATCTTTATTTCAAACCCGCATGCAGCGTACTGAGCCACCGTGGGAACCTTGTCGACAGCAAAGATTCCGTCATCGCCTTCAACAAAGCCCGAGATACGAGAGTGATTCTCGGAAGCGATAAATTCGGCAAGGACTAGGTTGGTGAAACCATTGCCCAGGGAGGTATTCATCTCTCCGCTCATGCGCCTGCCCTCAACGACAATTTTCAACCCAGACCTCGTTCTGAGATGGTTCTTGCCGCTGAGCACTTTGCAGATAAAGGACATTACAGGAAAATGCCCACACATGTGGCGGTAGAGTTGGAATTCCACAATTTGCAATATTTGCGGGACAAAGTGCCGCTCAAAGGCTGTGAAGTCCGATCCGTAGAAGCGTGAACCAGCAGTCCGAAGCCCGTCAATCAATGCGGGACGCTCAGACACTTTGGTCTTCTTGATGAACTTTGGATCCTTGAAAACGACTTCTTCTATTGCCTTAAATATTGGGCCTGAAACACACTTAAATGCATCATGCCGTGAGTTGATAAGCCGTGGCAGCTTAAACTCAGTGTAAAATTCTGACTTTACAAACGACTTGACGGACTGAGATTCATTCCTAGTTGGCCGTCCACCAACTAAATCTTCGAAAATGGTAGCAAGTTGCTCCTTTCGTGAATTGGTATAGGGTGTACCTTCCAACCACTCATAGAAGTCCACGTGCTGGATTCTTGGGTAGCGTTGTACGTAATTGCGAACGAACTCGCGCAAACGCAACAACACCGCTGGATCACCACAAGGTGGTGCGGAACATAAACGCTTCATGAATCCCGCCTTCACGGTCGGGTCATGGTTTGAATCAAGGCAGATAGGGGCGAAACCGGGCACAGCACCGAAGGAGAGTCGTCTAAACATACGTCTCCGCTTCGTGCTGTGTGGGACCAAATTGGAGCTCGAAAATTCAACGGACGAGCTGGGTGGTAGTGGAACACCAATTTCACCTATTCTCATACCTTCAGCGTAGATCTTCACAACCTCATGGCCGGCTCGGGAAAGTAATAACCGAGCCGGCCAATGGCAAAATCCTGCTGAGGCAACCAAGCCAAAGCAACCGCCTCCGTACCAAGCAAGACGTCCAAATAGAGCACGTCTGCAATAGGTAACGTAGCAAACCGCCGAGCCTTTTGTCGAATATTTGACGATACTATCTTCATGGAAGTACCGCGTTCGTACTCGGACACAAGGCAAGTCAACAAATGCGGGCAGTAGACAACTGTTTTAGAGTCGAAAGAATGCCACATGCCTAACGCCGCAATTGCCCCCGCAACGAGAAAGAGAGACTTCCCCGGTGCCCATCCATCGAAACCCAAAGTAGTGAAGCCAACCGAAAGTGCGTAATGCAACAAAGCAAACGCAGTAGCGGCAATGCTCACCCAGGTACTGGGTCGCGGTACAGAATAACGAATTACTTCAAGACGCAGAGGACTGGTTGTGAGTGCAACGTTTCTGTGGCTGACGAGACGTGTTTCCGGGTCCATAACATTAATGCGGGAATAAACGCAAAATTTGTAGAATCGGTACATCCAATCAGGGATGTAGCCCCAATTGAGTTTCTTGGAAATGGCAACAAACAGTCCATCTAAAATGGTCTGCGCGGCAATAAATCCAATGAGCTCTTCAGAACTAAGGTGTTTGCCATCCAAACATTTGGAGGCCATAGCCGGAGTGAACACGGCCGTCCCTGGGTAATCGAACCCCAGAGGTCCCATGGGAGGAGGTGGTGAATTTGGT